TGCCGCTCTTCCGCTGGGTCGAGGAATTCATCATTCACCTGAGGCTTCCCAAGCTTTTATCTCAGCTTGTAACATTTCCTTTGGATTATCAAGGTCAGCTAAGTTCTTGTCGATGCAAACCTCGGTGCCATTAGCGGTATAGCCAACGTAGGCTTCGTACTCAATGCCATTGGCGTCCTTGACAATCTTAACCTCCAGCTTCAAGGATTCATTCATGCTATAATCCTATGTGCCCACTGTGGGATCTTACGAGGATACTTGTTAGATGGACGAACGTAGCCTCGGGCCTTCCGACGGTGGTAGTAGGCTCGGTTGTAGGCCCGAACGGCGTCAGCAGGAGGAGTGCGAGCCACTGCTGACGCCGCCCCTCGAACTCCATCGGTGGGGATGGAGGAGATCATGCAGCCACTCCCGTTAGCTTCTGAAAGGCATTCTGGCCGCCGCCTACGTCGATCTGCGACGCGTCCAGGCCGGCTTTAGCGAGCCCGGGTGCGGCTTCAGTGGCTTGCTGCTGGGCTTGCGCTTTCTGGCGCGCCTGCCGAAGTTGGGCTACCGCCTCCTCCGGCTTGACCAGCCGCGGGTCGTTATTCATCAGGAAGTTGTAGCGCTCGATCGCGTAGTCGACATCGACCTTATCCGCAAAGGCCGGATCCATCGGGACTAGGGCTTCGACGAAGCGGAGGAGGCCCTCGATCCCGGAGGTCTGGGCGGCTTGCTGCGCGAGGGAGAGCATCGAGATGTACTGGATAGAGAGCTCTTGACCGGCGAGTTCTGCAGGGGCGGGTGGGAGGAGGTTTCCGCGGGCGCAGATTCCGAAGACTCGGTCGACGGCTTTCGAGAGAAGCTCCAGCTGCAAGCGATGGATGACTGGGCCCAGCATGACTAGGGATTCGGCCTTGCGGACGTTGATCTCTTGGGCTGTCACGTTCGAGCGCGTCTGGTACTGCGAGATAGTCTGGAAGAGGTCGTTGTAGAAGGTCTGCTTGGTGCGATTGCGGATTAGTTCCAGGTTCTCGTTCATCGCCTGGAGCTCGATCTTATGCGTGTAGATGCTCCGCATTCCGCCGCCTGTCGAGGAGAGCAGCCCAGCGATGTAGGTTATCCCTCCAGGGATCAGTGCCGCAGGCTGATTCTTCATCTGGAGATCGGCTTGGAGCGGAGGATTGACTTGCTTGTCTATGCCTTGGGCCTGTCGGCGGACTTGGAGTTGGAGTTGTTTGCAATCCGGAAGAGCATCCATTGCAGGGGATCGTCCGTATGCATCATTCGCCACTGTATCCCACCGAGGAGTGATATGAGGAGCTTCGTAGAACCCACGCTTCTCAAGAAGACCTGGTGCGAAGCTACTTCCACCCTGCGGAGAAGCGGACCCGCCCCATTCCCAATAAACTTCGCGGTACTTGAAGTGAGACGGGATGGAGTACTTTCGCGCTTCGTAATTCGGCTCGATTGCATGGGCGACGATGACCTCGCGGGTTAGGCCGGAGCCTTGGTTGCGATAAAGCGACGCCACGCTTGCGCTAACGTTCTCGATTCCCCACCGCTCCACAACTTGCTGTACAGTGTAGGTGAATTCACGATAGAAGACATCGACCATGTTGAGTTGAGCGTTGACGTCGGCGTAGAACTCTCCAAAGCAGGGGTTGACGCAGTTGATGACATTGCGGAAATCCTCATAGATGATCATCGAGGCGGTGCCGAAGATTACAAGGTCGAAATAAAGGATGGCGAGGGCTTGGTAGAAGTTCGATTCTTGAAAGATGCGGAAGAGGATCTCCTCGACCTGTCGAAGGTAGATGGCGATAGCCGAGGTTTTGGTGGAGTCTATTCGACCAAAGGCGAGGCGGAACCACGGGGCGGTGGGGTTAGAGATTCCGTACATGATGCCTGCGGCGAGGTTTCGTGCAGCAATGGTAGGGGTGGAATCCAAGATGTGCTGGTTGATAGGACTGCCGCGGCCCATTTGGTTTGGAGTGATGAGCCATTTGTATCGACGTGGAAGGAAAAAGTCCGCGAGTTCTCGTGCATGTACCCACCATGAATAGCGGTTGATCCGCAGGCCAAGGAGGCGTCCTTCGAGATGACGACGGAGGGCAAGCTCGGGCTCGGAAGGGATGCGGAGCCCGAGGGACTTGGCTTGCTCGATAGTGAAGACGTTAGCGCTTGCGGCCACGAGGGCGTCCTATATCACCAAGGCCCAAATCGCGAGATAGTCCTGTTCGTGACCCTCCATACTTCGGCAATTTAGGTCCAGTACCTAGGATATCATCCACTTTGGCTATTAGTTCTCGCGCCGCGAGGCTTCCGGGGTCATTCACTTCCTCTCTTCGATCTTCGACATTCTCAGAAGGAGCAACGCCAGTTGCCTCCAAGCGCTGGCTGAAAGGAGCCTCTCCGCGGAACCGCTCGTCGAAGGTTGGGATGCGGCCGTGCTCGTGCATCACGGCTAGAGCCATCAGGAGGTCGGTCTCCGTTGGCTTAGAGCCAGTAATGGGGGCGATGTTAGAATCAGGCACGCGGAGCGGCATTACCAAATCTTTCCTCCGAGAGGGGATTGTTCCTTCCGGGCAGGGTCCTCGTCAGCAAAGGCCCGACCGGACTTGAAAGGAAGCGGCTGGGAGCCTTCGGCAAGGCGCTTGTGCCACGCAGTTGCGGTGCGGATGCCTTCGTTGTAGATCTTCAGGGCTTGCTCTTCGGATTTAGGGGAGGAGGTCATTGGCCTAGAAGGGTCTTCTGCCCAGTGTTGTTCGGATTGCCCGTACCCAGGATCGTGCCTCCGAAGCCCCGGGAAGGGTTTACCTGTGCGCCGAAGCGTGCGCCAGCGGCGTTCACTTGTCCAGGGAATTGTGGCGGGTTCGGCGGGGGAGGAGGCGGAGGAGGGACAGGAGGAGTGGGAGTGGAGATCATAGAAGATCTCCTAGGCCGCCCAAGACGAGAATGGATTTTCTCGCTTGGGCTCTAGGTGCGGAAGATAGCGTGGTGGTTGCACGGACCATGCTTGGTCTCCGACGAGGGCTCATGCCCTACCTCCGCGTCGGGTTACTGGATTCTGGCGTGCGCGACGGAGGCTTCGCGCCAAAATCCTTCGCTCAGCGGGGTTAAGCCTCTCAGGTGGCTTCCTGCGCTCACGAGCGAACAGCTTTGCAAAGTGCCGATCGAACGCCCCAGGATCAGCGACCTCTGCGAGATAGAAGCTAGCGGCAGCGCCAAAGGCTTGGTGTGCATATTCTTCGAGAATCATGCTGCCTCCAAGGGGTTGTAGTCTCCCTTAAGGATATCGTACGGATGATAGTTACCGTGCTCTTGCGGAATATCCATCGGGAATCCGCCAAAGCGGACAGGCTTCTCCTCGAGCGGAAAGGCAAAAGTCGTAGCGAGTGCGTCCACGTCATCCGGGGAAGGCTTGCCCTCTCGCATCATGACCTCTTTCGAGGTTAGGATGATTTCGTCCTTCGGATTGAAGGTGTAGGTTATGGAAAGGAGTTGGCGACGCAATTCAGGGTCATTAGGCAAAGCCCCAGTGCGGATCCACGATCGGAGCCCGCCATACATTTCCGCGCGCTTGTTCGCATAGGCTTCGCCTTGGGTGTCCCATTCGGAGAAGCGGGAGGGCTTCCCACCGAATTGAACCTCTTGGCAATGGAGTTGCAGATGGCGCACTTGGTCTACGACTCCACCGCCTACGCCGCCTCCGTCGATGAAGATTCCGTCGGCGCGGAGGGAGCGGGAGGTTTCAAGGACCTTCTGCGCGAGATCCACCGTCGAAATACCTTGGAATCGTCGTCGTGGAAGGCTTCGCGCATCTCGTCCACGTCGGGGAAAGATAACGGAGAAGTTAGAGCCAAATCGGGCCACGTCGACTCCAAGCGCAAGCGCTCCGAATGGCTCGACTTCACGGGCCATCGCTGCATCAATTTCGTCAACATTGAAAAACTCCAAGTCTCCCACGGAGGGGAACTGGCCTAGTATGCGGATCTTCGCGAAATCGGAATCGATCCCGCGCTCGCGAATCCACGAATTGATCTCCTCCTTGTTCGTGAAGGAGACCTCGCGGGAGTCGATGTTCGCCGTCCACCAGCCGGACGCGGGGGAGAAGCATTCGCGAAACCGCCCGGTGGATCGCGTGGGGTTCCCGTAGACGGCCCAGATGATCTCGGTGTCTTTGTCTGTCAGGGCTCCTTGCGCCACCTCCCAGATTATATCAGGAATGGCCGAGGCTTCGTCGAAGAGAAGGAGGAGCCGCTTGCCCTGGTTGTGGAGGCCCTGGAAGGACTCGGTGTTCCGCTCGGACCAAGGGACCATGTCGATGCGCCAATCGCGCTCGAGGTCCTTGTTCGCGGGGAGTAGGGCGGTGGGCGTGAGCCGGAACAGGTGCTTTCCGATGAAGAGGTTGTACCATTTGCCGAGTTCCGCCCAGGTCTTCGTGCGGAGTTGCACTTCCGTGTTTGCGGTCACCACCCCGCGCGTCCGCGCCATCGTTGACATGGCCCAGAGGATGAGCCAGGAAACTTCCGCAGACTTCCCGATTCCGTGGCCGGAGCCGGTCGCCACCCTGACGGGTCCGTGGCCGAGCCCTTGGCGGATGATCTCCTGATTGTCCTTCTGCCACGGTTCTGGGCCGGAGAAGCGCGCAAGGGAGGTTCCCTCCTCGCCCCAGGGGAATGCACCTTCGACGAAGGCCTGCGGGTTGTCAGAGACGGAGTCGAGCCATTCGAGGAGTGGGTCGTCGCTCACTGATGAAGTTTCTTCATTGTGCACTCAGTGGTGCCATCCGCGTTATGGTGGCACTTAGGCATGTTGAACTTCACGCTAACGCCTTCGGATCGGTCTTCGTTGCAAGCGCAAAGAGCCAGCAGGAGTAGGATAGCAAGCGCTTTCAAAATCGCCTCACAAACTTCGTGATCTTCCCCGTCTGGCCGTCGATCACCCGCAACCTTGCGGCTCTGGCTTTCTCCAGCTTCGTCGCCGCGTCAAGGTTCAAATTCGCCTGGATCGTCGTCTTCGCGATCCCGGTGCGATCATCTCCATCCGCAATGATCGCACCGAGCTCTCTCAGGGAGAACCTCTCCCCTTTGGCCCAAGCCTCTTCGAGGATCTCCGTTCGCATTTCTTCCGCGATCGTGATCCCGCGAAGCTTGACCTCGATCCTGTGATCGATCTGATTCGTGACCGTCGCGTCGAACTCCCGCTCGTACTGCGCCACAAGCTCCTCGTTCGCGGGGGAGTTGATCCAATTCCGCACCGTCGCAGGCGTGCGGTTCACAATCTTCGCAATATCCGCAGTCTTCACCTGCTTCGCGAATAGCTGCGCGACAAGGTGGTGCACCGCACGGATCTTCCCGAGGGACCCTACGGGTCGACCGAGGCGCACCTCCGCTGGCGTAAGACTTCGGATTTCCATTCTGCCATTATGACATAGGACTCCCGTCCTGTCAAGAGAACAAAAGAAGAACAAGGTGCGGCAGATCGTCACAGGGATTATTTTCCTATTGTATATAGGCAATATTTTGCGACCAACACCTTGGGCCCGGCCCGAAGCGCGGCTTTTGGCCCGGGGGCGGCGGCCTGCGGCGAGCTGACGCAGCGGCCAGATGTCGCGGTCACGAAGTTGTGACCAAGAGCGCCTTATCCGCGCCACAATCGAGGCGGATAATCCAGGCGTCAATAACGGAGGAAGGACCTATGGTGATCATCTACAGGTGGTGCGGAGCTAGCGCGGAAGGCGACCCCGCAGGGTTCGTGGTCGCGACGGATGCGATCGCAGAACTCACGGCTCAGGACTACGAGGGACTAGAGCCGACGGAGTGCGTTTGGTTTATCCCAGGAACGGAGTGCAACCAATGACATCAATGCAAGACTACCTCGACCCGATGCGCCGCTACCTCGCACGGAAGGACTACGCCTCACCGAGTGCGCCGCTGCCCAAGCCACGCCCTGATGACGCACTGATCCGCGCTTGGCTCGCCCTTCTCGCGCAAATCTCCTCGACCTAGATTGCCCTAGATTGCCCTAGATTGCCTATAAGACCGGGGGGTCGGCCCCAGGGCCTAAATAGGGTGCGTTGTAGGGGGATGTGTGTGTGTGTCTTAAAAAAAAAAAAATTCTTAGACACATAGAGTAGAACAGAGCAAGCACACTCTCTTCCGCCTCCACACGTGGGGGGCCTGTAATCTAGGCAATCTGGGGAAATCTGGGGCAATCTAGGCGAGGCGGGATTGACAGCG